AAAGATTCCCTTGTTGCTGTAGCTCCTAATAACACTTTGCACATTGGAGAAAAAGCTTAGAGGATGTAGGACTTCAAGGTTAAGCTTTTCTGGTAATGGAAGTTGACATGAAAAGGATATTCCTGTCTCTACACATGTGACTGTGACTTGCTCATGCAAGCGAATGAAACAAGCTTCATGCTCACGATTGCTTTTGCTTCTTATTGTTGTGATTTGCTTTGCTTGTTTTGTCTGCTCTTTTTGCTTTGTCTCTTTTACCTCTTTTGTAGGAGAAGATACAGGCAACGGATTTATGAAGTGCTCGATTAGGGAGTCTGACGGCCTGACCTCTCCCAAGGCATTGCGCTTGATGTAAGAGTAATCAAGTAATGCTCTAAGGTCAAACCAATTGAAGTCATTTACAAAATCACGTAATTCTGTAAATGTCCCTTGTTTGCTTCTGTATTCCTTATCTTCTGGAAAGCGATAAGACAATACGTGTTGTGCTTGTTGCTCTTGTGTTGTTGCTTGCTCTTGTGTTTGTGCTTTCATTTTGTTATGCCTTTGTCTTGTTGCTTGTCTTGTTAGCTTTGGTTGAGTAGATTATTATTCTATACCCCATTTTCGCATACCTGATATGGGCGTGTCAAGGGGTTGAGGTGCCTATTTGACGTGAAAAATCATGGACTTACGGATGTCCAAAAATCCCGGTTTTACCCCCCCCTCCCCCCATCCGGGGAACTGGCCGGTTCCGGGCATATCAGGTTATCTATGGGGCTTAGGTTATCTATGGGGTTATATAGGTATATGAGGTTATCCTGCTCTTGTGGGGTTATCCTGATATCCCTTCATTTAACAGAATGGGGTCTCCACTACTTAAATTATTAAGGTATATATATTTTTTGAAATAGAAAGATTAGATGCTTAGGATAGCCTTAATCTCTAGGTTATATGAATGATATAACCCTTAGGATGTAACCCCTAGGATATATGTATCTGCCTATGAGTATCTGCCTAGATATTTATATCTGCATATGAGATGTGGGACAAGCACCACCTGCCGGGACACGGGGTACCCCATCCGAAAACGGGATTTTTGGACATGCGGCGATTGTGGCATCCTCGCTGCGACCTGGTGTACACGATTGGGTCTTTCTTATCATGACCCTATCAAACCTCTTGACATACCAATTTCAATTTGTTAAAATGAGCATGTAACTTGAAATTGTATTAGCGGTCTGATGGTTCGCCGCGCTTTTAGCCTCACATTCGCAGTTAGTGCAATGAGGGAGCACAAGGGACCAGCGCGCAAGGGTTTGACTTGCTCATACAATTTCAAACAGGCTAATTTCCGTTGCCTGATTTCAAAATGGGAAAACTCAAGACGGAGTAAATCAACATGAGTAACTTTGCAAACAAGATGAAGCTAGAACTTTCCAAGACCGTCCCTACCGGTAAGCTTGACAAGAAAGGCAAACCGGAAAAGGAAAGGATTGTTGTAGGTCATGCAATGGTTCCGTATCCGTCACTTTCGGATTTCGGAATCACTGCAACACAAGCGAAAGATGACAAGGGAATCTTGCAAGTTGGTGAAGATGGTATCCCCATCTACGCCGACGATAAGCATGATTACCTACAACAAGCAATCGCTGCGTCTGTTGCTGCGAAAGTCCGCAATTACTTTAGCGGCACAATCAAGGCGAAACCGGCAAAAGAGGACAAGCTTGCTATCCTCAGTCCTGATGCTGGTAAGGCGCTTCCTGTTGACTTCGAGACGTTAACAGCAGAAAGCGCCAGAAGCGGTGAGGCTCTCAAGATTCGCAGAGAAGCAAAGGCGGATTTCGAGGCTTTCCTACAAGCGCAAAACAAGAAAGCAAATGTTGTTGCTGCGCTTGGTGAACTGTTTTACAACTCGGCGCGGGTTCTCGGCAGTGCGTCACCCAAGTATGTCGAGGCATTGGGGATGCATTGCGAAACGTGGAGCAAGGGTCTTACCGTGGAGAAGCAAGCACGGTTTGCTCCTAAGCTTACGGAACTCAACGAGTCGCTTAATGCGGCCGTCGAGTCGGAAGAACTTGACTTGTCGTAATCCGACAGTGTTAGGTTGATTCTTTAAGCGGGTAAGGCTCACAAGGCTTTGCCCGTTTTCGGAATCAAAGCAAACATCAAGGCAAACACAGAAAGGAAAACTAAATGAAGATAATTAAACGTATGAAACAGTGTGGCTTCATTGTCTGGTCTAGTGGTATGAATAAAAAAGCTTGGCTGCATCAAGCAAGACAAGACGGTTACTACGTAAGACGTAAAAAGGGTTACGCTGAATTGTGGCGTTAGGTTGTTAATGACGGTGACATAATAGGAGTATCACTCAATGAAAACTCAATGCACAAGCAAGCCTCAGTGTAAGCAACAGGCTATCAACAAGCTTTACAAGCTTGGAGAAGGTAAGAAGGGGCAAGAGGTAATGAGATCAACAAGGCTTGGAAGTTTGTTCGCCGGCGCAATCGTAGCCATCCTGAGCTACGGACACTATACGGCAGCTAAGATGATGGCAAAGGCTGGATTCCCAATAAGAACGGCGCTCAGGTTGATAGGCAATGCAAAGGTGCAAGGCTATCAATACCGCAGGCCTAACTGTATCAACTTCCGCAAGAGCCTAGACTTCACAAGATAAGGTAATAGATACAGAGTTAAGAGGCCCCCTGCGGGGGGCTTTTTTTGATTCTGGCCCGTTGCTGCTTCAACCTTCTAACTGTCATAAAAATTCAAAAATTTTCCTTCAAATACCTGCATAATTGCTTTATTTTCCTAAGAGCCTTAATCTTCCTAAACTTCTTAGTTAGGGATGTTGGATTGTTAGCATAAATCATTAGGTTAGGTTAAATCTATGGTGTGAAAAAGCTAAAACTTCCATAGATTTGGTGTGTCATAGGTTGTATAATGCTGTATGTGAGTGAAACAAGAGGTTTTACATGACTGAGATTCCTGAAAACGTAGAGAATACAATTTGTGAGTTCCTGGCTGCCGGCGAATCTGCCTCCGATACGGCAAAAATCTGTGGCGTGTCAATAGAAAAGATACAAGAACTCTTAAAGAATCCTGAATTTCGTGACTTAGTAAAAGAAAGAGGAAATGAATTACGAGGCTCTCGCATTGAGAACAAATATGCAAAAACTGAAGAACTTATCTTAGGAAAGATTCAAGATGAAGCAAAATCTGAATTTGCTGAACTTCCTGCACTTTGTCGCGCTCTTGAGGTTATTGCAAAGAATCGAGTTATGTATAGAAATCCTGCCGGCCTTGGTCAACCCTCCAATGTTACATATAATAACGTAGTAACTCTTATGCTTCCTCAAGGTGTTGGAAATGAAAAGGTCTTAATGAATGGAAATTCTGAAATTATTGCAATTGGTGATAGAAATATGTCCTCAATGCCAATTGATGGTGTAAAAGATCTATTTGGTAAATTGGAGAACAAGAGGAAAGAAGTCAAGGATGTTAAAGATGCTAAAGAAACAAGAAGATACGATGTCACAACCTATCCTAACACAGCCACAGCAACAGCAAGCTCTTAAGCTTGTTTCTGCTCTTATTCTTATTTTTCGTAAACCTGGAAAAACCACTTTGCTTGCCATAAAACAGAATGGATCAAGCAACTCCTCAAACTTTAGTAAGTAGCCCTCACGCACGGCTTCATCAAAAGAAATTTGAAAGCAAGGAGGCTTTTGATTTAGGCTTTAATAACTTTCAATTCTTTTCAGAACTCTGTCTTCCTACTGTTTGCACATTTGCTTGGCCCTATGAATACATTGCAATATGGATGCTTCTTATCAAGGCAATAAGAGAAAAAGATGAAAGACAAACTAAGAGAGTTTTACGTTTTGCTCTTGGTTTGCCACGCGGTTTTGCAAAGACAACCTTTCTTAAACTTCTTACAACATGGCTTATTGCATATGACTTCATTAACTTTATCCTTATTGTTTGTGCAACAGAACCACATGCTGAGAACTTTCTTGCTGACGTAAGTGAGATGTTATCTAGTCCTAATATGATTGCAATCTATGGTAATTGGGCCGGCGGTCTCGCAATAGATAATGCTAAGTTAAAGAAATGCCTTTATCGTCGGCGAACAGTCATCTTAGCTGCAATTGGTTCGGGAACCTCAGTTCGTGGACTTAATATAGTACATGAGCGCCCAGACTTTGTTCTTTGTGATGATATGCAAACAAAAGAAAACGCAGAATCTGATACTGAGGCTTTGCACTTACTTAATTGGTTTGTTGGAACACTTCTTAAGTGTGTTGATCCAATCTTTGCAGTTGTTGCCTACATAGGTAATATGTATCCTCAAAACTGTATTCTTTTTAAACTTAAAGAAAACCCATACTGGACTTCATTAATCACAGGCTGCATCTTAAGTGATGGTAAGTCTCTTTGGGAAGAATTACGTCCTCTTGAAGCTCTTTATGAAGAATTCAAACATGATGAAGCATTAAATCTTGCTCATATTTGGTTTGCAGAGATGATGAATGACCCAATTCTTGAACGTATCTCTCTTCTTCCAAAGGGATTTCTTCCTATCTGTCCTCTTAAAGAAGATGAAATCAATCCTGATGCTGGTTTTTGCATTGTTGATCCTGCCGGCTTTAAGAACGCAGCAGATGATAACGTATCGCTTGCAGTTCATGTAATGAATGCAATTCCTTATGTACGTGGTATGGTCTCTGGAATCTTTAATCCAAAACAAATCATAGAAAACACAGTTGAGCTTTGTCTTCTTTTTAATATTCGTGTCATCTTTGTAGAATCTGTTGCATATCAACAAACCTTGTGCTTTTGGTTCAATGAAGAGCTCAAACGTGTTGAATTGCAAGATCATTTTACAATTAAAGAAATTACACCTAAAAATAAGAGTAAAGATTCTCGTATTAGAATCATTGCACAGCAACTTCTTGGTCTTACTGTTTTTATTCTTAATCCAGAAGTTCGTCATAAGTTTGTCTTTCAAGCCTTGCAGTATAGAATAGGAAAAAAGACAAACAGAGATGATGTTCTTGATACCCATGCTTATATTGAAGATGTTCGTTCTGATCCTGAATCTTGGGCATTAGTGCATTCAATTCCTATGGGAAAATCCGAAGCTAATAAGACTAGTGTAGTAGGAAATAATGTTCCGTTTTAATAAAGACAAACAAAGAGGCTGAGAAGTATGGCACAAGGAAGTTCTCCGACAATAGGCCGACTTACAGCAGAAGCGCAAACGTCTCTCGTCAAGTATGCAATGGTTGTACTTGACATCCATAAGAAACAACAAGATTTACGCGACAAGATGGAGTTTATAGACATTGCGTATGCTCGCTATAACGCAACAAAGACAGAGGGCTCTGATGGTGTTGATGATTCACCCGCCGGCCAAGTTGCCTGTGGTATCAACATTGATGAAATAACTGTTCCAATTGTTGTTTCTCAAGTTGATTCTTATGTCTCCTACTTGAATGATATATATCTCTCAGGTTATCCAATTTTTCCTGTAATATCAACACCAAATACAATCTTACAGGGAGAACAACTTCAAGCAATTATTGATGATCATGCAACACGTGGTCGTTATCAAAGACAGCTTGCTTTATCCTTTAAGGATGCAATTAAGTATAACTTCTCAGCAATTGAAGTTGATTGGTGCTCTCTTGATCTTTATAATTTTACTACTAATTATCTTGAGCCAACAAAGAATAAAGTTGACTCTACACAGTATTATATTAATAAGTTAAAAGCAATAGATTCTTACAATGTCATTATGGACGGCCGTGTTGCTCCTGTTGATATTCCTGCATGTGGTGAATATGCTGGTTATATTGAGATCATTTCTCGCATTGAACTTAAGCGCCGGCTTGCATACCATGAAGCTTCAGGTAATGGGTATCATACATCACAGGCAATGACATCTCAACTCTCTTCCTCTTCTTCTCCTGTTACAGATATCTTTGGTTACTACACAGAGAAACCTCAAATTTCCAACTTAATTAATAATAAATCCTTACGTGGTGGCCAAATGTTAGATTGGGTAGCCTATCTTACTGAAGAAAAGAAAAGAACTTCTGTTGATCGTCTTCAAAGAATGTCAGATGTTTATGAATATGTTACACT